TGGACTTACTCCAGAGTTTGCTGCTCGTAAGAAAGGTCAAGCATATAGCACTATACATCCTGTTATTGAGAAATTGACAGAAGACACTTTTGGCATAATTATATACCAAGAACAGGTGATGATGTTTATGTATGATTTGGCTGGGTTACCATGGAGGACTTGCGATACTGTACGCAAGGTGATATCAAAAAGTAAAGGAGAAGAGCAATTTTTGAAATTCAAGGAGTTGTTCATAGAAGGCTGTGAAAAGAAGAAAACATTAGATGCTGAGTCAGCAGGAAAGGTATGGGATGAGTTGTCCAGCTTTGGATGCCTAACTGGAGACACAATAATATACAGATGTTCATCTAACCAATATTCAAAAAAAGAGTTAACGATAAAAGAAGCTTTTGAATATCAGAAAAGTAAAAATTTTAAATGGAGAAAATTAAAAGTTTTATCGATGCAGCAAGATGGGCGAGTGAGAACAAATACAATCAAAAATATAATATACACCGGAGAGAAAGAGGTATTAGAAATAGTAACAGACAAAGGTAAAACCATACGAGCTTCTCACAATCATAGATTTTTAATCAATGATAGATGGAGCACTGCAACACAGATTTCTATTGGAGATTTAATAAAAGTTACAAATTTAAAACTTGATAAAAAGAATTATACAACTACTGGAACAGGATCAGGAGCTCACAACCATGATGCAAGCCTTTATACAATAGAAGAACAGATCCAGATTAGTAAATTAAAAAATAAATATAAAAACAAATGCCAGGATTGCAGAAGTAGCAAAAATATAGAAATGCATCATATCGATGGCAATCATAGAAATAACACAGAAGAAAACACAAGACTACTTTGTAGGACGTGTCATCATTCGTCTAAATATCATCCTGGGGAAATATTTGTCAGATTTAAAAATGGTTATTCGACACACAATGAAAAAATAACCTCTATTGTTTGTGTCGGTGTACAACCCACTTATGATATAGAGATGGTAGAAGAACCAAGAAATTTTATAGCTAATGGATTTGTGTCTCATAATTCGTACGGCTTCAACAAGTCACACGCTGTTGAATACAGTCTAATAAGTTATTGGGACATGTATCTTAAGACCCATTATCCTGCTGAATTCATGGCTTGCGCCTTAACCTATGGGGCAGATGATAAAAAAGAAGAGTACATAACAGAGTCAAGACGTTTAGGCTTAAAGATAATGCTTCCTGAAGCAGGTAAGTCCATGGCTAATGAGTGGATCACTGTTCCAGGGGAAAAAATTATTTGCTCACCTTTTATTGAGATCAAAGGGGTGGGGACAAAATCATGCGAAAAGATATTGCACAGGGAAAATCACAGAAAGTTTTTCAATAACAAAGCTGGTGGTTCCAAAAAGTTGGAATCAAAAATAACAAAACTCCTGGATGATATTAAGGAGTACAATTCCACAGGCTCACTTGATAAAGAGGAAGACATACAGCAGTTCTTCCAATTCAGCATATCTGATAATCCATTTGGTAAGTTAAAAGGGATTTATGACCTATTAAAGGATAAGCTAACTCCATTGGAAAAAGTAGATTTTAGGAAGGAATCAAAGGAAAATAGAGTGATGATGGGGAAGCTTCCGGAGATAAAATTTGGATATAGGCAAAATGTTCTAAAGGCAACTAAAGGTGGTGGTAAAGACTATAAATTGGAGACAAGGGGAGAAGCTTTTGGGGGAGGACGAAAGCATGATAGATCAGGAGGAGTAGAAACTGCTGGCTTGGGAGATAACCTTGGTGGCGTGTATGGTTTTTTTATAGACAATGTTGGCACATCCAATGCCATGTTGGTGTTTGAAAGCACGCTTTACTCTCGTAAGAAAGAAGAGATTGAGCATTGTAGCAACAAGATAATGTTGATAGAAGCTGTGAATCCACGTAAGGCACAGAACACTTTGTTTTGCTTCAAATCTGCATTTGACCAGGAATTGCTGAATTGCGAGTTTGATGGTATTGAGGTGAGTCTTCTTCAAGAATCTGGCCCATGGTTTGTAAAAGAAATAAACAAAGAGCTTTACAGATGTGAAAGCTGCGAGCTGAGAAAGGAGGCAAAGGCTCCTGTTGCTCCATCTGGTGGCAAGAATAATGTGTTGATCTTAGGCGAGGCACCAGGCAAAGATGAAGACAGGCTTGGATTTGGTTTTGCAGGGAAAGCTGGAGAAGATGTTCTGTGGAGAGAGCTAAACCAGCACCAGATGAAGAGACACCACTTCCATGTTAGTAATGTAGTAAAGTGCTTCCCTAGCCTTACAAAGACACCAACAAAGAAACAAGCAGATACTTGTTCATCACTATGGCTAAAGAGAGAGATTGACTCAGTCAAGCCGGTTCTTATTCTGGCTCTTGGTAATACTCCACTTAGATATTTAACAGGCAAAGATAGCGGGATATCACAGCTGAATGGTACCACCGAATGGAGTAGGGAAATGAAAGCATGGATATGTTGGTGTATACACCCAGCCTCAGTTCTTTACCACGAGGAAAATAGAGCTGAATTTTCAAAAGGTATAGCAAATTTTGTTCGTTGCTTTAATAATTTAAAATAAATTTACGATGCCTCACCCTAAGGAGTATAATATATATGGACACCAAAAGTAAAAAATTATACAAGGGGAAATTTAATTACCAAGGAGAAATTCACATACTGTGGAGACATGCATCCAATCCCATAGAAGCTGGACATGTTATGTTTATTTCCTTGAGTAAAAAATTGGATGCAAGTCCTTATGCTATTCGTCAATATTTTAATGGAGCAAAAGACAACTATAAAATAACGGAGGTGGAAGATGATGGCACAAGATGAGATGGATGAACTTCTGGCGAAAAAAGAAAAGCTCGAGGCAGACTTAATAAGCACAATGCATACACTATTAACAAGATTTTCAGAGGAAACTGGGTGGTATGTAAATCATATTGAAGTTGGAGTAGTGGAAGCGACAGCTATTAAAGATAGCCAGCCAAGCTTCTATCTTAGTGATGTTTCCACCAGATTAACATTCATCACTAAAAGTGGTGAGCGTGTCTTTATCTCTTAATCACAGGAGCTGTTATATGCGCAATGAAACGAGACAAAAGATAGTAACAGATGCTCTTGATATGATGGAAACTCTTCGTCAGGCAATAAACGAAGCTGGTGGCATGATATCTGATAAGGAATTACGAAATATGCGTGTGGATACCATGATTAGCCATCTATGTACCAATGGTATCTGATTTGTTTTTCACCCTACAACCAAAAAAGGAGACAAAGGAAATGAATTATGAAGAAGATGTAAGAATTGACCCTGATTCGCTTGATGTTGAATGGTTGGGGCAAGCTGAACTAGGACTGAAGTATGGTAAGCATTTAGCACGCCTTCACCAAATAGTCTCATTGGCAGAGGAAAAGAAAAAGACCATCAGGTCAGGTCTTATATTGAAAGCCAACGAAAACCCAGAGCAATGTTGTGGTAAAGAAAAGCCTAATGCAAATGATATTGAGGCTTATTACCGTAACCACGAAGACTATAAAGCAGCGGTGGCAGAGTATTTGGATGCACAGCACGAAGCAGAATATGCAGAAGTGGCCAAGAGTGAAATATGTTTTACTCGCAAAGCTGCATTGGAGAACCTTGTCAAGCTCCATGGCCAAATGTATTTTGCTGGGCCGCATATTCCAAGGAATCTCTCTGAAGAATGGAACAAAAAACAGAAAGAAGTTAATGAGAAAATAAAAATGAAACGTCCAATGGTCAGAGGAAAATGAAATGGCAATACCAACTGGCTTTAAACATTCCGAGTTAACAAAAAAGAAAATTAGTAAAGCAAAGATGGGAAAGCATCGCTCTGACCAGGAAAAGAAGAATATAAGCAATGCGAAGAAAAGCAAACATAGACATTTAACAGAAGCAACAAAACAAAAATTAAGAGAATCTAATAGTGGAATAAGAAATCATTTCTATGGTAAAAAACATACAAACGAAACTAAGAAAAAGATACGGGATTCTCGTCAAAAACAATTTGGTAGTAATAGTCCTAATTGGAAAGGAGGCATTAGTAAAAATCCTGAGCATATTAAAATATTAAAACATAAACGCAGGTCACGAGAAATAAATGCTAAAGGAAGTTTTACAATAGGAGAATGGGAATTATTAAAAAAGCAATATGGAGGCAAGTGTCCTTTGTGCCAGAAGAAGGAGCCAAAAATAAAATTAACAATAGATCATATAATACCATTATCGAAAGGAGGCTCAAATTTTATTGATAACATTCAGCCATTGTGTAGGTCTTGTAATAGTAAGAAGCACACTAAAGTTTTCAAGATTTCACCAAATGGGGCAAAAAGGACCAAATTCAAATGAAAATTATTATATTAGTGATTCTGGTACTTCTGTTTTTGCCATTCTATGTTTATATTTTGAGTAAATGCACAACATTGGGAAAGATAAACACCATAAAACAATTTTTTAAAAAGGAGAGTACGAATGAAAAAAAGAGCAAGTAAACTTAGGCAGTCAGTTGCAGAGAATAGTCGTAAGCAAAAAGCACAAAGTAGCCAATATGGCTATCTTAATTTACCACAAGGAGCTACCCTTTTCAAGGAGGAGCCAGATAGCAAAGTGATGATGGACTTCCTTATGTATGAGATCACAGACAAACACCACCCAGACCTTAGTGAGAATCTTGTTGTCGGGGATTTGTGGTATAGAAAGCCTTTTAAAGTTCATCGCAATATAGGAGTTGACAATGAAGCAGTGGTTTGCCCGACATCAATTGGGAAGCCTTGCCCTATCTGTGAGTACCGATCAAAGAGAATAAAAGAGGGTGCCCCAAAAGAAGAGGTTGATCCACTCAAAGCATCCCAGCGTGACTTATATGTTGTTGTCCCGATAGACAATAAGAAGTATGAGGCCAAGCCGCATATTTGGGACATAAGCCAATTCAATTTCCAAAAGATGCTTAATGATGAAATTGGCGAAGATGAGGATCGGGCTGTGTTCTCTGATATGGAGGAAGGCCTAACTCTTAAGATTCGTTTCGGTTCTAAGACCATCGGGAGTAGCAAGGCATTTGCTGAGACCACTCGCATTGACTTTCTTGAGCGAGACAAAAAGTATGATGAGAAGACATTGAAAGAAATACCAAACCTTGATGAGGTGCTTAATATCATGGATTATAAACAACTTGAATTAAAATTCATGGAAATTTCCGACGATGACACAGAAGATGAAGACGTCAAAGAAGAGAAACCCAAAGGGAAATTTGCCTCCAAGGAAGCGGATGATGAGGAGGATGAGGAGGAAGCAACCAGAGACAAAAAAGGAAAGGGAGAAAAGTCAAGAAGGACTGTCAGCTCTGGAGCTGATAAGGAAAGCTCAATAGGGTGTCCAAGTGGCCACGTATTCGGAGTGGATTGCGAAAAGCACGACGATTGCGATAGCTGTGACGAGTGGGACAAGTGTTATGACTCTAAAAAGAAAAAGGAGAGAAAATAAATGAAATCCTCCATCTTCAAAAAAGGTGGTAATGCTCTTGTCGGAATGATTGGAGGATATGTCCCATTGAAATTAATCAGCCAGCTCAATATGATATCTATAATCCTTAATAAACCAAAGAGCGAATTGCTTAGAGGTATGATTGCAAATTTTGTGGCTATGTCCAATAAGAACCATGTTGCCAATGAGCTGGCTCGATTAATTTTATCAAAGTGGAACAGCCCAAGGGCAAAAAAATCCACTTTTGACAAATACCTCCTTTCTGTTGGAAAGGATTTGGAAGATAGAGGGGTGCTACCAGAAGATGTACAATTAATATCTATGGAGGTGAAAAAGATTTATGCCGAGGACAAAAGAACCTGACACCATAAGTTCCCAACTAAAGAAAAGAGCTAATACCAAACCCACCCCTAAAGCTCAAGAGTATGATGGTAGTTTGGCCTCAGTAATCAGTACTGGATCAACCACTTTAGACTTGGCTATATCTGGCGGTAGGATTAGAGGAGGAGGAATACCTGGTGGAATATTGGTGGAAATTTTTGGCTTGCCATCATCTGGTAAAACAGTTCTACTGTGTGAGATAGGAGGAGCAATACAACGACAGAATGGAGAATTGTTGTTTAGAGATCCAGAGGCACGACTTAACAAGCAATTTGCCCGCATGTTTGGTATTGATATGGACATTATAGACTATGATACACCAGACACAGTTCCACAGGTATTTGATGCTGTTAGAAAGTGGAAACCAAAAACCAATAAAGTCATCAATGGTATATTGGCTGACTCTTTAGCTGCCCTCTCCACCGACATAGAGATGGACAAGGAAGATGGAGACAAGATGGGGATGCGGAGAGCCAAAGAATTTAGCCAAGAGTGTAGGAAGACTTGTAACTTGATTACCAAAGAGAATTACCTCATGGTCTGTAGCAATCAAGTAAGAGAGAACCACGATGCAGGACCTTTTGGTCAGAAGTACAAGACTCCAGGTGGTCAAGCAATCCCCTTTTATTCCAGCTTGAGGTTGAGGTGCTTTAATACCCAGAAGGTTAAGAAAAAAATGACTGTAGCTGGGAAGGATGTTTCTCGTGTTACTGGTGTTGAGACTGAAGTGGAGGTATTCAAAAGCTCAGTCTGGAAGCCGTATCGCTCTGCCACCATCACTATAGATTATAATTATGGTATTGATGACATCAAAGCAAACTTGGAATATATCAAGGCCTATACAGGGTGCAAGACTTATGAGTTGGGTGGTAAGTCATTGAGTAACTCATTATCACACTCCATACAGCTGGTGGAAAAGGAAGAGCTTGAAAGCCAATTAAAAGAAGAAGTCATTGATTTATGGGAAACTATTGAATGTAAATTCAACACCGAAAGGAAACCAAAAAGATGAGTGCTCACATGAAAGTATTAGCCAATGATCCAAGCATAACAGCATGGGGGTGGGCAGTGGTAGACCGGGAGGTTGGGGAGAAAGGAAAAGTCTTAGAAGTTGGGTGTATTAAGACTTCTCCTGGGTATAAAAAACAAAAAATTCGAAAAGGTGATGACACTACTCGGAGAGTGATGGAAATCAATACAGCTCTATTGAGTGTAATTTACAAATACAATATTAAATTTCTTCTTTCAGAATTGCCCCACGGGAGCCAATCTGCTGCTGCTGCGGTGATGATAGGTATAGTAACAGGGATTGGCCAGACTTTGTCAGATGCCTTAGGCATACCTATTGAGTGGTATAGCGAAGGAGATTCCAAAAAAAATCTCCTCGGGAAACTTTCTGCCACCAAAGATGACACCAAA